TGCCCGTGTGAAGGCAGAGGCAAAGCGCAAGTTCAAGGTGTATCCCAGCGCCTATGCCAACGCATGGATGGTCAAGGAGTACAAGAAGAGAGGTGGAGGATTCCGAAACGACGATCTAAAAAAGTGGTTTAACGAAAAGTGGGTTCGCATGTCAGCCAAGGGTGAGATCCTTGGCCCTTGTGGTGATCGCTCCAAAGGCGAAGGCAAACCCCGCTGCCTACCCGAGGCAAAAGCTCGTGCTCTAAGCAAGAAGGAACGAGCCAAAACTGTTCGTGCCAAGCGCAAGGCTGACCCCAAAAAGAACCGCTCTGGCAAAGCCAAGATGGTCCCTAATACCTTCGATGAGGAAGGTAAAAAGTACAGCAAGACAGTGACTAATCCAGAGACGGGTAGGAAGAAAACTGTCAAGTACGGCGCTAAGGGGTACAGGATCGCACCGGGGACCAGCAAAGGCGACCGCTACTGCGCTCGAAGCTTCGGTGACATGAAGTCGCACAACAAGAACTGTGCTGGCAAGGACCGTAATACTCCGCTCTGCTTGTCTAGGACTAAGTGGAAGTGTTCAGGTAAACGTTCCAGGCGTGATGCGCTAACCGAGCGTCAGGAAGCTGCAATGCAGCGTCATGCTGAACATCACACCAAGAAACACATGAAAGAGATGCGCCGACTAATGGAAGAAGGCAAGTCTTTCAGTGAAGCTCACAAGATTGCAATGAAAATGGTCGGGAAATGACATGAATCGGGTTAAGCAGCTTAAAAAACTTGCAAAGATTCTTGAAAAGGCAGATGTGTGTACTTCAAGAAAAGAAGCAAAGAAGCTGCTTAAAAAGGCTCTCAAGGTTGATCACAAGCTGACAAGCGATGGATGCGAATAACGGAAGTGGGGATATCCCTGTTTATATCCACTGCAACCTTGCTGCATTGAGAATGCTTCACAAGGTGGTCGATGCTTCTTACAAGAGCTGGCCTGGTGGTGATCCTGATGAGCAAGTAGAACTTGAGATCATTAGAAACGGTCTTTACGCGCTACTAATGCAAACCTTAATTGAAAATGATCTGGTGTAAAATCTGTTTGATTAAAGTTCAAAATTATGAATACTGTACTCGACACTTTTACGCTGCAGTTTCAGGAAAAAGTCGCTCTTGAACGCCGTCTCGGTGCATTAGAGAAAACGATTGGCTGGTATGAGGATCGCATAGAGCGTTATTCGAGAGGGTGCAGAATAAGGCCTTGGAGGCAGCGTCAAATTGACCGCATTCAGGCAAAGCTTGATGAAGCACAAGAAGAACTCAGTTTTATCAATGATGAGTTGATTTCTTATG